TGCAAGGAAAAAGCCCATTGAAAAAGAAAAAGGCGGCGCTGTAAAAGGTTACATGGGCGGCGGTAAAGTTCGTGGCTACAAAGATGGTGGCGGTGTTTGTCGTGGCGGTGGCGCAGCAGTTGGCGGCACAAAGTTTCGCGGAGTAAAGTAATGGCTAAAATCGTCATCAACATTGACATGGAAGAACTCAAGTCAGGAATCAACCAAGTTGTTGATGACGATATTACGGCATTTGAGTTTGACGAAGAAGAAATTGAAGTGAAAGAGGAATTTATGTGTCCTCTTTCCACGCAAGACCCAGAAAAGAACGCAGAAAACCGTGAGCATGCTGTGCAAGAATATGCTTATGGTCATGCTGTAAAAAACTGGGAAAAGAAAAAGCAAATTTGCGGAAACTGCGAATATTATAACATTCGTTCGAACATGCTGGATTGCATCGAAGATGGTCTTGGCATGGAGGAAGGTGACGAGGTTGGATATTGCACCAAGCTAGATTTCACATGCTCTGCGGAGAATACCTGCAACGCATGGGAAAAAGGCGGTCCTATGACGGACATGGATGACATTGACGATCTTGAGCCAATTGAAGGTAACGAGAAGGACATTTTCTAATGGCTGTAGAGCGTGGTCTAGGCGCAGGCGGATTGCCTGATTTACCGATGGTTCCTGATGAAGCAATCATGGAAGATGTCATTGATTTGCCTGCGCAGCCCGGAATAACTGAGTTTGAAGATGGCAGTGCCGTTGTGGGCGACTATGAAGACCCTATGGCAGCAAAGCCGCAGGTGCCGTTTGATGGAAACTTGGCTGATGTCATTGATGAAGACGAATTAGCCCGTATTTCGTCTAATTTGATTGGCTCTATTGAAGACGATTTGTCATCTCGTGAAGATTGGGAAGACACCTACAAGAAGGGTTTGGAATTCCTTGGTATGAAGACCGAGGAACGTACAGAGCCGTTTGAAGGTTCGTCTGGCGTTATTCACCCGTTGTTGGCGGAATCTGTAACGCAGTTCCAAGCGCAAGCGTATCGTGAATTGTTGCCTGCAACTGGACCTGTTCGTACATCTGTCATTGGTGCGCAGAATGAAATGCTGGTGAAGCAATCTGAGCGCGTCAAAGACTACATGAACTACATGATTACCTACGAGATGGAAGAATATGATCCTGAATTGGATCAGATGTTATTCTATCTTCCTGTCATTGGTTCTACGTTCAAGAAAGTTTACTTTGATCCGCTGAAGGGTCGTGCAGTAAGCAAGTTTATTCACGCTGAAGATTTAGTTGTGCCTTATGGTGCGACTGATTTGGCGTCTTCACCGCGTATTACGCATCGCATTTCTATGGATTCTAACGAAATTCGTAAGATGCAGCTTGTTGGTTTTTATCGCGACATTGATTTGCCTGACAGCACAATGGGCGATCAAGAAGCGAATGAGGTTGAAGAATCAATTGACGATATTCAAGGTGTACACCCAAGTGGTACATCTGAAGAATTAACCCTTTATGAAGTTCATACGAGCCTTGATATTGAGGGATTTGAAGATGTTGGTGTGGATGGGGAACCAACAGGTCTAAAACTGCCGTATATTGTGACGATAATTGCAGATACTGGCGATGTTTTGGCCGTTCGTCGTAATTACACAGAAGTCGATCCTATGAAACGCGCGAAACAATATTTCGTGCATTACAAGTTTCTTCCGGGTCTTGGCTTCTATGGCCTTGGCTTGACCCACATGATTGGTGGTTTGGCTCAGGCGTCTACGTCGATCCTGCGTCAGCTAATTGATGCAGGCACCCTCTCCAATCTACCAGCAGGCTTTAAAGCCCGTGGCGCTCGTATTCGCGACGAAGATTCTCCCCTTCAGCCGGGCGAGTTCCGCGACATTGATGTGGTTGGAGGCACCCTGCAAGGCTCCTTGATGCCCCTCCCCTTCAAAGAACCTTCAGGGACGCTTTATAACCTTTTAGGCACTCTGGTGGATGCTGGACGGCGCTTTGCATCTATGGCTGACCTGAAGGTTGGTGAGATGGGCGGTGAGACGCCTGTAGGCACAACGATGGCAATTATGGAACGCGGCACGAAGGTGATGTCTGCGATTCATAAGCGCTTGCACTATTCGCAAAAGATTGAGTTCAAACTACTTGCGCGTATCTTCTCTGAGACAATTCAGGCGTATCCGTATCAAGCGGACATGCAGATGGGTCCACAAGTATTTGTGCAGGACTTTGATTCTCGTGTAGATGTTTTGCCTGTTTCTGATCCTAACATTTTCTCTATGTCGCAGCGCATTGCGTTGGCACAAACAGAGTTGCAGTTGGTTCAGTCTAATCCGCAAATCCACGGTGGCCCACAGGGTTTATACCAAGCGTATCGTAAAATGTACGAAGCGTTGGGCGTAACAAATATTGATGCCATTCTACCACCCCCACCTCAACCGCAGCCCATGAATCCTGCGAAAGAGAATCAGATGGCATTACAGGGAGCGCCGTTACAGGCGTTCCCTGACCAAGATCATCAAGCGCACATTGAAACGCATATGGCTATTATGTCCACACCTGCCGTAGAGCTTAATCCACAAGCTATTATTGCATTGCAGGGACATATTATGGAGCATATTGGCATGATGGGTGAAGCGCAGGCGCAGCAAGAGATTATGTCTCAAATTCCGCCACAGCAGATGCAAATGATGCAGCAGCAAGCGCAAATGATGCCACCACAGCCCGGTCAGCCACCTGCTGATCCTATGATGCAGTTCAAGCCTCAGATTGATGCTCGTGCTGCTGAATTGATTGCTGAGATGACAGAGCAATTGGCACAGGCAGTAGCTCCGCCGCCACAGTCTGATCCTCTTGTAGACATTCGCAACCAAGAACTTCAACTGAAGGCAGCAGATATGCAGCGCAGACAGGAGGAGTTTGAGTCGAAGCAAGAATTTAATCGCGAGAAGGAGCGTAATGACATCCTAATCGCACAGCAGCGTATTGATGCTCAGGAAAAGGCGATTGATGAACGTTCTCGTGTAGCTGAAGAGCGTATTCAAACTCAAAGAGACATTGCCACGCTGAATTCCATGATGAAAGGACAGTAACATGGCATCGTCAATTAGAGAAAAGATGGCTGAACAGGAGAAAGCCAAGAAGATTGCGCGTAGGGAGGCTAAAAATGCCGATGAAGAAGGGAAAAAGCCAGAAGACAATCAGCAGCAACATACGCAAGCTGAAGTCGGAGGGGCGTCCGCAAAAGCAAGCAGTGGCGATAGCCCTAAGCCAAGCAAAAAAGCCGCGCCTAAAAAAGCAGCCGCCAAAAAAGCCCCAGCAAAAAAAGCCGCTAAAAAAGGCTAACGGTGGCGTAGTTTCGCGGTTTAGCCGAATTGCAAGGCCCCAGAGATTCCAAGGAATTTTCTGATTTTATGGTAATATTACTTGTGCTTTCCAAATATTAGCATACTATATGCGGTATGGACGCACTACATCTTGCAGAGTATCTGTTAAAAAACATACGCGAGCGTGATCTTCGTTTGAAGGACAAGCTCGCAGATGGCTCGATTTCCTCATGGGAGGAGTATCGGTATGTCGTAGGCGAAATACGCGGAATGTCCTACGTCGAAGATGAAATTAAAACCGCGATGAAAGGCATAGAGTACGCAGATGACTAATAAGTTATTTGTGCCTGATCACGTTGCAGAAGCTGCGCAGAAGGCAATAAGAAAAAACACGCCAATGCCTAAACCGATTGAAAATGCTTTCGGTAAAGGGGCGGAAAACAAAAATGAAGTTGATCCATCAGAAATGGATACTTCGGCAATCGAAAGACTACCGCAGCCGACAGGCTACCGTCTTCTGATCATTCCATACTACCCAGCACAGCAAACCAAAGGTGGATTATACGTTCCTGATCAGGTTCGTGACCGTGAAGCCTTTGCAACTGTTGCTGCATATGTTGTTCGGCTTGGCCCTGACGCATACAAAGACTCCCAAAAATTCCCAACAGGTCCTTGGTGTAATGAAAAGGATTGGGTTCTTATAGGAAGATATGCTGGAAATAGGTTCAAAGTGGAAGGTCTTGAGGTTCGTATCATAAATGACGATAATATTATCGCCACGATTCTTGACCCAAAAGACATTTCGTATGTATAATGTGACGGAGAACAGGAAAAATGGCTATGGCTGAAGACATTAGAGAAGACGACGAGTTCGAGGGTAATACATCAGTTGATCTTGATGATGATCAAGTTGTTGATGATGACGACTCTTCTGACGTAACCCGAACAAATGTTCGGAAAGCGTCTTCTGGCGATGATGAACTGGAAACGTACAGCGAATCAGTTCAGCGTCGAATCAACCAATTAACCGCAAAACGTAAGCAAGCATCTGAGGAAGCTCATGCTGCTTATCAATATGCGCAACAAATGCAGCAAGAAAACGAACAAATGCGTCAGCAATTGAGTCGCGTTAGTGCTGGATACAACACAGAAGCTGAAGGCCGACTGAAGGCTCAAGAAGAGCAAGCGAAACGCGCTTTAGCAGAGGGCATGGAATCAGGTGACTATGAAAAGGTCGCAAATGCCCAAGAAGCTATTTCTAAGATTGCTATCGCAAAAGAGCGCGTTCGTGTTCAAAAAGCAAAACTTGCTCGTGATCAGCAAGCGCAACAAGCAAGATCGGAAGCGGCACAGCGTCAACAGCAGATGCCTCAACAGCAGCAGGCACCACAACGTGCGCCTGACCCCAAGCTAGAAAACTGGTTGTCAAAGAACCAGTGGTTTGGACAGGATCGTTTGATGACCCGTGCAGCGCAAGCGATTCACGAACAATTAGTATTAGAGGAAGATTACGATCCTACAAGCGACGATTACTACAAAGAAATCGACGCTCGTATGCGTAGAGAAATGCCTCATAAGTTTCAGGAGAAACGGTCCAACGCCCAGACTGTTGCTCCTGCGTCTGGAAACGGACGGTCTGTAAAGTCAGGGCGGAAAAAAGCGGTGGAACTTACCCCGGGTCAAGTGGCTTTTGCCAAGAAAATGCGTATCCCTTTAGAGCGTTACGCAAAAGAAGTAGCTCGTTTAGAGCAAACAAGGAGAGACTGATATGACTGATCGGAGTTCACGAGAAGTACAATCTCGGGAGCGCTCAGAGCGCAAAATGGAATGGAATCCCGGTTCAGCACTAAGTGCTCCTGAACCCCCCATCGGTTATAAACACCGTTGGATTCGCGAATCTGTGATGGAATTCGACGATAAAACAAACGTTCATAAGAAACGGCAAGAAGGCTGGGACCTCGTTCGCGCCGAGGAGTATCCCGATTGGTTTGGACCTGTAGTAGACGAGGGACGAAACGCTGGCGTCATTGGCGTTGGTGGTCTTGTTCTCGCTCGCATCCCTGTCGAAATGGTTGAACAGCGGAATCAACACTATCAAGGTGTTACACAGCAGCAAATGGACGCAGTTGATCGTGACTGGATGCGTGAAAACAATCCAGCTATGCCAAAACTTGCGCCTCAACGTAAAACTTCTGTCTCTTTCGGCTCAGGTCGAAAAGGCGGATAATCTTGAAGGAAATTAGCTATGTCTAACCAAGACGCTTCTTTTGGCCTTCGTCCAGTTCGTACAAGCATTAGTTCGCAGCAGCAAAACCGCTACCGCATTGCTTCAGGCTACGCAACTGCTATTTACCAAGGCGACCTTGTTGCTATGGTAACTGGTGGTGGCATTGAGCGTGTTGCAGCAGGTGGTTCAGGTTTGATTCTGGGCGTATTTAATGGTTGCCAATACACGGACCCGACTTCAGGCAAACCAACTTGGTCAAACTACTACCCCGGTAGTGTTTCTGCCTCTGACATCATGGCGACAATCATTGACTCGCCAGATGCAACATTCGAAATTCAAGCTGACGCTGCATTCCCTGTAGCTGACTTGGCTGGCAATTTCGACATCGTAGACCAATCCCCAGTGGGCGATACCACATCTGGTACTTCTCGCATGGAATTGGCTGTCACAACTGGCGCAACAACTGCAACTTTGCCGTTGAAAGCCATCGACATTTCTCAAGACCCTGAGAACAGCGATGTTTCATCTGCGAACACAAACGTGATCGTGAAAATCAACAACCACCTATTCAGCGGTGGAACCGCTGGCTTGGCATAAGGAGATTGAGTTATGGCTATTTCACGCTCCCAACTCGTCAAAGAACTTGAGCCGGGCCTGAACGCTTTGTTCGGAATGGAGTATGACCGCTACGAAAATCAGCATGCGGAAATCTTCGATACGGAAACATCAGACCGTGCATTCGAAGAAGAAGTCATGCTGGTCGGATTTGGAAATGCTCCAACAAAATCAGAGGGTTCTGGCGTTGAGTTCGACAATGCAAATGAAGCATACACTGCTCGTTACACACACGAAACAGTGGCACTTGCATTCGCATTGACTGAAGAAGCAATCGAAGACAACCTGTATGACCGTCTCGGTGCTCGCTACACGAAAGCGCTTGCGCGTTCTATGGCACACACCAAACAAGTCAAAGCAGCTTCTGTTCTAAACAATGCGTTTAACAGCAGCTACACAGGTGGTGATGGTAAAGAGCTTTGCGCGACTGACCACCCACTTGCAGGTGGCGGTACATTCCGCAACGAGCCGTCAACAGCAGCAGACTTGAACGAAACTTCGCTTGAGAATGCTTTGATTGACATCTCTACCTTC